GACCGGAACTTCGAGAAGTCCGAAAAGGACACGCTCCGCACTCAATTACTGCTGATGATTTCAGATTATCCTGACAACGTAGAGGGTATCATGGCAATCGGCGAACGGTACTTCGGAACGCTCCGGGGGAACTGGTACGCCACGACACTGTTTAATAACTGGTTGCTGTCAAAAGGTATCGCTAAGCCTGAATGGTTTAAGGAGGATTGAATATGAACGCTATGAACGACAAAGTGTATGACGTGCTCAAGTGGTTGGTAATGGTTGTGGTCCCGGCTCTGACTACGTTTTACGTTGTACTGGATAAAACCTTCGGATGGGGTTATGCAGAAATCGTCACCACGATCAGCGCAGCGGCGTGTGCCTGCGTAGGTACCATCATCGGCATCAGCACAGCTCAGTACAATAAGGAGGCAAAATAATGGCACATCCAAATGGAATCGATATAGCCTCATATCAGGCATCACTCGACCCGGCGAAAGTTCCGGGAGATTTTATTATCATAAAAACAACACAGGGAACAGGATACATCAATCCGAGCTTTACCAGGCAGGCTGATGCAACGATCAAGGCCGGAAAGGTGCTCGGCTTGTACCACTATGCGAACGGATCAGGCGTGACCGGCGAGGTTGACTTCTTCCTGCAGACCGTGAAGCCGTACATCGGCAGAGCGTTCCTCTGTCTGGACTGGGAGAACATCCCGAACGGCGGCGCGAATCCTCAGTTTAGAAATCCATCCTACGCAAAGCAGTTCATGGATGAGGTTCGGAAGCGCACCGGCCTGACGATGTTCATTTACGGCTCAAAGGACTCCTGCTTCAACGCGATGGACTGGAGTGCGGTCAAGGCGGCAGGCTATCCCTGTTGGGGCGCACAGTATCCCGGATACACTCAGATCAATGGCTATCAGCAGGCCCCGTGGCAGTCAGCGAAGCCGTGGGGAGCGTGGGGGAAGGATGTGACGATCCACCAGTATACATCCGTCCTGCGCCTGATTGGCTATTCCGGCAACCTTGACGGCGATATGGCGTATATTTCTCTGGACGCATTAAAAGGCTACACAGAGGCCGGTACGACTGGCAGCGTGGTCAGCAAACCGACAGAGGAAACGCTGAACCGGGCGCAGCTGCTCCAGATGGTTGCCGATGTCATGAATGGCAAAAGCGGTGACGGTGACGACCGGAAAAAAGCACTCGGCAAGTATTATGATCAGGTCCAGAACGTGATTAACTACGTGGCCAAGACTCCGGTGGACGATCTGGTCAATGATGTTCTGAGCGGTAAGTTCGGCACCGGCGACATTCGCAAGGCCGTTCTGGGCAGCAAGTATGACGCTGTGCAGAAATCGATCAATGCAAAGCTGAAAGGCCAGAAGTCCATCACGGAAGTGGCAAAGGACGTTATCGCCGGGAAGTATGGCAACGGCTCGGAACGCGTGCAGAAACTCCGGGCTGAAGGTTATGACTCTGCAGCAGTTCAGGCTGAGGTCAATAATCTGCTCGGATATAAGGCGGCGTGATCGCAGGATCACGAACAAGGTTCCCTCCTGCTTTGGGCGGCTCTCGGACGGTGTTCGGGGGTCGCTTTTTTGCGTTTTGGGGGCATTTTCGGGGGCAAAAAACCTCGGATGCCTTGATATTACTACATTCTCCTACTGGCTACGGACCAGAAGGCCGGGGGTTCGAATCCTCTACCGCACGCGAATGAAAAAAGCCTGAAAAACCTTGATTTTAATAGGGTTCCAGGCTTTTTCTTTTTGCTGTCATGCCAGAACGATTGCTCCGAAAAAGTACAAAACTGGACATAAATATACATAAGTTGGGGGCACTTCCGGGGGCACTTTTTAAGCAATTCCCATTTGCTTGGCGGCAAGCAGAAGAGTATCACCGTCAGAATGGTCGTAAATATTGGCGGTGGTCTTGATATCGGCGTGACCCATCAGATCTTTGGCAATTCGGACGTCCACACCTTTCTTTTTCAGATCCGTGCAGTAAGTATGCCGGAAGAGATACGGAACAAAGTCATCAGCCAGGGGCAGCGGCTCAATCAGCTGGTTCCGGATCACCCTGCAGCCCAGGGCGATGTTCATTTCACGGTATAGTCTATTGGTCAGACGGCGGTACGACGACTCTCCATGCTGCGTATTAGCCTGCGTGACAGCCACAAATCCACGCATACGCTTCTTGCAGAGCAAAGCGGACGCTTCCTTGGGTATAGGGACAAACCGGTCGGAATTTTCCGTTTTAGTGCCCCTGATGTGCAGAAAAGGAACGCCGTCTATCTGCACCACATCCTCATATTTCACTTTGACAGCCTCGTTCGGCCGGCAACCGCAGTACAGCATCAGCTCAAACAGCCGGAAGCGTTTGTGCTTTTTGGCGATCTTTATGAAGGCTTCACGTTCGGCAGCGGTCAGGGAACGGCGTTTATTGGCGTATCCCTTTGGCCGGATAATATCCTCGGCGGGATTCTTCGGAATCATCCCGTTCTTCCTGGCGGCATCAAAATAGAACGACAGCTCCTGCGACAGGGATGTGATGAACGATCTAGACTTCCCTGTCCCCTGGTTGACAACAACCTGACACTGCAGCGGCGTGATCTTGTTGATCGGCATGTTTCCGATGACCGGATTGATGTAATTTTTCAGCCGGCTGTCGATATTGACGCGCTGCTTGTGGGAGATATCTGCCTTGTAAGTGTCCAGAGCAATGACGGCCCAGTCCTTGAACAGGGCAGAAGATGACCGTGCCATTCCCTCTGCAGCAAGCTTCTTCTTCAGCTCCTCACGTTTAATGATCGCTTCTTCCAGAGTCCGGCCCCGGACATAGTGCCGCACACCGGAAGCATCCCGGAAGGATTTTTTGATGTAGGTGGTCATTTTATCCAACCTCCAAAGATGATGAGCTTCCCCTTTTATCCGTATATTCTCTGATTCGTGTCAGATTTCTGATATCACGCAGGGCTTCGGATTGTCCGTCAGCGTTAAGAAGACGGAACATACGGAGAAGTTCACATTCATATGCAGTAAAGCGCTCCTGCGGCGATTCTGCGCCCGTTAGAAGATATTCCATGGGCAATTCTAAAAATACTGAAACAGCATATAATCGGTCAGATGGCATTTTCCCTTCTTTTAAGCTACGAATATATCCATTTGAAAAACCACATGCTTTTTCAAGTCTCGAGATTGCAATTCTACGTTCTTTGCATATTGCCTTTACTCTTTCAACTTCATTCAAAATGCACCTCCAAAAATTAGATAAAACTCTAAAAAAGTCGTTGACAATATAGAGGCACATCTATATAATAGGCTATAGATTTAGAGTTAACTCTAAATTAAAGCGGCACAGGATAGATGTATCTCATATGTGGTTGGTGGTACTTCCAGTTTAGAGAAATATCTATCCGGTGTCAACCGCAAAATAGAAATGCATCTAATACAAACACCACAAAATACAGAAAGGAGGGCACATGTACGACAAAGTGAAAGCCATTGCCGACAAAAAAAACATGTCTATTGCTGCTGTCGAGCAAAAGGCCGGCCTATCAAATGGCACAATTGGCAAATGGCGCGAAGCAAAAGGAAATGGTATCCGTTTTGAAAGCATTCGCGCGGTAGCTGATGCGCTCGAAGTTGATATTAAGGAGCTGATGTGAATGACACGCACCGACATAGCAAAGGAACTACGCCGATACACCGGCAAAGGAACAATCAGAGCGTCGGAGCTAGCGGGATTTCTGGGTGACAAGAATGTAAGCAGAGTCAAGGGCAGGTATCTGAAGGGGCTGGAGGCCATAGGCGGCAGCGCATACCTGATTCCGGAAGTAGCAGACAGGCTGAAGGAAGCCTGCGTAATTAAGTAAAAGAGGGGAGTAAAAATGATCAGGGGAATATTTGAAAAAAACGGGGAGACAACAGAACTGGTAACGAATGGTATGAAGGAGATCGCTCCGGAGATCCATATCATTCCAATGAGAGCAAAGAAACGGATACCGCATAGACGCATTGATCACTTCACACCGGCCCAGGCTGTGTTTTCCGGAATCGCATGGGGGATGCCGCTGGGGATCCTGCTCTGCACGGCTCTGTCGGGCGATGGTGCGCTGAAATGGTGGTCGATTGCATCAATGGCGGTATCAATTTTCTGGGTATGGCAGAACTACGGGAGGAAAAGATGATGGACCTGGTGAACATGACAGAGGATGAGTTCAGACTTTACAAGCAGGAAACACTGCGGAGGCTGAGCCGGATCGCGCAGGCAGACGGACATCCGTTGGTGGCATATGCGATGGCAGACGGATGCGCGGAGCTGGTGGATCTGGAAACTGGAAAACCAATGTTTTGCACTGGAAAGGAGACTTACGAAACATGACACTCTACGAACTTACTGACGAACTAATGCAACTATTGGAACTCGCTGAAGATCCGGAAGTAGATCCGGAAGTATTGGAAGATACGCTTGCGGCTCTGACCGGTGAAATTGAAGACAAGGCGGTCGGGTATGGCAAAGTCATCCGGCAGCTGGAATCTGATGCGGTCGCGCTGAAAGCTGAGGAGGCCCGGCTGAATAACCGCCGGAAGACTCTGGAGAACAACGTGAAGCGCATGAAAGATTCGCTGTTCACCACCATGAAGGTCATGAACCGGCAGAAGATCGACACGGAACTGTTCAAGTTCAGTATCCGGAAGAATCCGGCAGCGGTCGTGATGGATGAGCAGTATATCGAAAACATTCCGGAAGAGTATCTGATACCACAGGAGCCGAAGATCGACAGGGCAAAGCTGAAGGAAGATCTGAAAGCCGGGAAGGATTTGGACGGCATCGCCCACCTGGAGCAGGGCGAAAGCCTGACAATAAAATGACCGCTCTGCGGCAACAGAAGCGGTCAGAACAACAATAACATTATCATTCAAGTCCAGTATACACACTGGCAGAAAGGAAATCAATGGCAAAAGTAATTGGGGTTATGGGCGAGTCCGGCAGCGGTAAAACGACCGCAATGCGGAATCTTGACCCGAAAGTCACGTTCTATCTGGATTGTGATAAGAAAGGTCTGAACTGGAAGGGATGGAAAAGCCAATACAACGTAGATAAAAAGAACTACTGGTCATCCGACAGCTTCAGCGTCATATCCGGCTTACTCAAACGTATCAACACCGAAGATCAGTTTAAACACATCAAATATGTCGTAATTGATACCATTAACGGTCTGATGGTTGCGGAGGAAATGCGAATCCTCGCTATGCAGAGCGGAGACAAGCGTAGCGCATGGTCCGATCTGGCCCAGAACGGCTGGAGCATCGTAAACCAATGCCTAGAGATGCGTGACGATATAACGGTCATCATTCTTTGCCACTCCGAAACCATTTCCGATGAGAACGGTATTATCCGGACGCGCATCAAGACGAACGGCCGCAAGCTGGAGAAGCTCGTCCTGGAGTCCAAAATGACAACAGTGATCTGGGCCGTGCGTCAGGATGGCAAGTATAAGTTCATCCTGTCGGCTGATGGATCTACCTGCAAAGTACCGCTCGGAGCGTTCCAGAGCGATGAGTGCGACAACGACATCATGATTGTCATTAAGGCTTTGGAGGAATTTTAATGGGCATTGCTTACCTGCCTGATGGCACACGCATGGATTACAACGAATATATCCAAAAGCATCCGCGATGGAAAAAAGTGCGAGAAGCTCGTTTCAAATTCGATGGGGGACAATGCATAATCTGCCATCGTGATCTGACCGGGAAAGTATTTGAAACACATCATATCAGCTATGACCGTTTGGGGAACGAGCACTTGCGAGATGTTGTGACGATGTGCCCATCTTGCCACGCAGCATTCCATAACAACTGGGCAAAACAAAAGTACTGGAAGGGGCATGAGCCAAATCATTGGCAGACATTCAGTTTGAACCACACTGCTTTGCTTTGCCTGCAGGCATATAAGGATGACAGATTTATATGTAAGAATCCGGAAGCTCCAAATCTTTGCAATCGGGATACATGCAGACAGTACGTTGATGATTATTTCAAATCAACCGGCATAACGAATGGCGTGATTATAGATCCAAACGATTTGCTATTGTTTGTCAGGAACAAACGATATGAGATGTGGTTTGAAGCTGAAGAACGAGGTTTAACTGTAGAGCAATTTCTGGATGAGTGCTATGGCCCGAAAGTCAGAGGCAAAAATCCACTCCGGCAAGAGGCCGGTAAGAAAAACGGGCCGTTTGACCATTCGCCTAAATCATTCAGAGCACACTACAAAGAAAATAAAAACCTGACACTGTTAATGAAAAAAGTAGAGGAAATATCAAAGGAGGAAATCCCATATGCAAAAACCTGATAGTTATGATTCCATACAGATTGATTATGTTCCGATCGAGCTCGGCGGGCATACAGCAACGATAAAGCGTTTGAAAGAAACAACAAGCAAATCAGGACGGCCCATGATTCAAGTGGCTATTGATTTTGACAAGGCTGACGTGCAGCCGGAATACTTTATGAATTTGTTCCAGAATGATGACCGGGCAGATAAAAAGTGGCCGTTCCAGGGTACTCACTACATTCTGACGGAAGATCAGGATGGCAAATGTTCCAGATCGTTCAAATCATTTATTTCTAGTGTGGAAAAATCCAACAATTTGGAATGTGTCTGGGGCGATGGATTCGAAAAATGGTTCTCTAATAAAAAAGTCGGGGTCGTATATGGTGAGAACGAAGAGGAATACAACGGAGAAGTAAAAACACGCCGTAGAATTCGATATTTCTGCTCATACGACAAGGCTAAGAGCGCAACCGTTCCAGACAAACGGTTCTTAAAAACGCCACAGCCTGCGGCACCTTCTGCCACAAATGAATTTATCAACGTTCCCGAAGGTATTGAGGAGATTCCGTTCTAGGAGATAACAAATGCGCTGGACAGACATTATAGATGAAAAAGAACTTCATAAAACAATAAATGTCTTGAAGCCAGAGCATCAGCTTTTTGAAATCCGTGTGTTCGGTGCAGATAAGCGGAAGGTGATCAGCGGATATTTCACAGATTGCAATATGCTTCTATCTGCACTGGACAAGATTGACCCAAGAAATAAAAACATATACATCACTCTGAATGCAGTCAACAAGGCTCTATATTCCAGAACCCAACATGATAGGTTTGTCGCAAATGTAAATACTACTTCGGACACGGAAATTGACAGATACGAATGGCTGTTTATTGATCTGGATCCGGAACGACTCGCGAACATTTCATCATCAAATGATGAGCTGGCCGCTGCAGAAAAGCTAAAAAATGAAGTGCGGGAATACATGACCGGTTTGGGTTTTTCGGAGCCAATAGAAGCAATGTCCGGCAATGGCTATCACTTACTGTATCGGATAGACCTTCCATGCGATGATGCGCACAAGCAGCTTTTAAATGATTGTCTGTCAGCACTTGCGCTGCTGTTCAATAACGGAGCAGTAAAGATTGATACCGTTAATTTTAACCCGGCTAGGATATGCAAGCTATATGGAACACTAGCGCAAAAGGGTGCCAGCACTGCCGATCGCCCACACAGAATGAGCAGATTGACATCGGTACCGGACAGGATCCTGACCAACGACGAAACCCTACTACATATTTTAGCGGCTGAATTGCCAAAAGAAGCAAAGGCCCCGAGGCCGCTGGCAACGAAGTCAACGCAGGAGTTTAACATCAGAGATTGGCTTGCTATTCACGGCCTTACTTATAAGGAAGATACTGGCCGTGATTGCCAAATGTTTTTACTTGATGAGTGTCCATTTGACAGCAGCCACAGGAACGGAGATTCAAAAATATTCGTCTATACGAATGGTGCTATTGCTTTTAAATGCCATCACAATTCGTGTAAAGGACGAACATGGCAGGATGTCAGGCTGAAATATGAACCGGATGCCTATGATCGGAAATACGATGACGAACGGATTGAGGCTGGATACCAGAAACGCAAGCAACAGAAAAAGACTCCGGAAGTATTTATTCCAATGGAAGGAGACCCGGTCGCAGAACCGGAGAAAAAGAAGAAGCAGAAAATCCGAAAGCTGAAAACAGCAGAAGGTCTTATGGAAAAGGATATTCCGGATCCGACAGTATATGTAGGTGTTGGAAACGAGCTTCCGATTTTGGTGGAAGGGACCTGCATCCTATCGGCAAAACCGAAACTTGGCAAATCATGGCTCGCGCTTGCAATGTGCTTGGCTGTGGCAGAGGGGAGTGATTTCCTGGGATATAAAACAAAGCAATGCTCTGCGTTGTATCTCGATTTGGAAACTAGTGAAGCAATACAAAAAAAGAGATTGAAAAAAGCTCTAAAAGGAAAGAAGGTGCCGAGAAACTTTTACCTGGAGACGGAGACGGACAGCATCAATAACGGCTTTATCGAACAGATAGAAGCATATTTGAAAGAAGATCCGCGAATAGGCGTGGTGGTGGTCGATGTCTTCCAGATTATCAGATCTCCAGCAAAGAACCAAAAAGAATCCGAATATGAACACGCATACAGAGATATTACACCGCTTAACGAGCTGGCACAAAAGCATCACATATCAATTATCCTAGTGTGCCATGACCGAAAAGCCGTAGACCCAGATGACCCATTCGCAAATATTTTAGGAAGTACCGGCCTGCAGGGAGCAGCCACGCAAATGATGGTTATGTTCAGAAAGAAAAAAGATGACCCGATACATATATCGGTGAAGGGAAAAACCATAGACGGGCTTCCGGAGCTGAATGTAAAGCTGGAAGATGCTGAATGGTCTGTCGTTGAAGGTGTAAACAGTGCTGAACGAGAAAGGGCTGAAGCTGATGCTGAATACATGACATCTTCTATCAGGAGGGCTGTGATTGAAATAGCTAACAACAACAAGATGTGGAAGGGAAGATGTTCCAGTCTTATCCAGGACGCTGTGCTTTACAAAATAGCAATTACAGAATCTGCAAAATATGTAGGGGGTTTTTTACATCGTCATATCGGAAGATTTTTGGCAATGGATGGCATCATGATCAACATCATTGAGAACGGAACAGGACCCAAAATATATAAAATTACAAAATCTACCATTGATACCATTGATGGAACAGAGGAAGTACCATTGATGGATTGGCAAGAAGTCAGTAAATACACGGACTGTATAATACCGTTCCATTAAAAAAAGCCATTACCATTGATAGGGGGTTACCATTGATACCACCATTGATGGAAACATTTATATCAATGGTATCAATGGTGAAATCTAAAGTACATGAGGAACAACAAATGAACAAATATGATTCAAAAGCTGATGTAATCCTGGAACAGCAACTGAAAGCATATTACACACTGATAACCGATCTATGGAAGTACATGAAGTACTACATCGATCATCTTCCGACCACGGATGCAGATTGGACGGCAGCGATCGAAACCGGCAACAGGATGGCGGAGAAACATCCGGAGTGCCAGGAACTGGCCACTAAGCTGATCGTGGCGGTGATGGATGAGATAGAAAAGATCGCAAAATTCAAATAGGAGGGCAAAGATGAAATACAAAGTAAGCGTTATGCAGAGATTGAAATACAACGATACGATAACCGGCACGTTCTCAAGTCTGGCTGTTGTGCAGCAGTTTATTGAGACCGTCATCAATCACTTTGAAAAGGTGGAAATCTCGATCGATGTGGTCACAAAAGAGGAGGACGAAGATGACACTGCGGGAGCTATTTGAAGTGATGTGGGCGATCACGGAGCTGCATATCACAGCCAGAGATCCGGGCAGCAAGTATCTGCATAGGTGGATTTATGGCCCGGATGCGCAGCAAAAGGAAACCATCCACCAGTATCACGAGCGAATGGACGGCAAGCTGACCATCGTTGACGGCAGGATCAACGCTCACGGCGAATCTACACGAGGAGGTTCTGAGATTGGCTGGGGCGTGAAGGAAAAGCTGTTTCCCGCAGAACTGATTGACGCACCAATCCGGCACCTTGGCGTGATGAACATTCACTCAGGAGAATACAGAGTATATGCGGACGTGGAAATGCCGGAGCTGACGGCCATGACGATTATTCCGAAGGAGAATGCAATATGACCGGCCAGATAACCATATTCGATCTGCTGTACCCGGAGCGCATCAATCCGATCAGGGAGGTGGCGAAGCGGTCAAGACCGTACTGGACAACATCGCGATTGGAGCTGATTGATCTCTGCAACACCGACCCGGATATTAAGACGTTCGCCGCAGCTGTTAAACATGAATACAGCCCGTATGGCTTTGCAGGCCATTTTGGCGGCAGCGGAGAACCGAACACAATAGAAGGATGGGATATGCTGACGAATATCGTCAAAATATATTTTTATGACGCAGAAGGGAAACGGACTGAAAGAGCATATTCATGGGAGGACTTCGCCAGGGAGATCGCAGACCTGATCTGGAGCGGAGAATATAACTAAGCTCCCCAAACCGCCACATTAACTATAGACAAACTATCATGTTGCCTTTTCGAAAAACCGAATATACTCCCCGGGCCGAGTGGCGGCGGCCCAATAACGGCGATAAACCACCGCATCGCATAGATCACAAATACAAGCATTTAAACCTCGTAAGTTCTGAAAAAGT